TAAAGGGTCGCATATCTTTAATGTTCGCGCCTGGGGCAACTAAGTCTGTGTTCACTTCTACCTGTGACCCTGCCGACAAAGCACTGTTATCAATCAGCATACGAGCAGCAGCATTAATGACTTTCTGGCTATCTCGCATCATTGCAGGTACACCGACACCCCAGAATGAATGCAAGCCACGCTCATACGGCACAATCTGATACGGTATGCGATTCGGCTCTAAAGGATTGAGCATCGCTTTAATGACGCGAGAGTTACACAGCCACACGTTTGCTTGATAGTCTGTTGTTGGGTCATCAATTTTCACGCCAGCATCTTGCAACTCAAAGCCAGATACCGCGCCCCAATACTCAAGCACTTCAAATCGATCTTGCATCGCTGTTGCCGCACTAACCCCAGCAATCATTCGACGCGCTGTTTCGTGCATTTCTTCGACGTAATTACCTGCGCGATTATTGATAATAATGCCGTTGATTGCATCCGCGTCAAAGCCTTTGAACGATGCTAACTTTTTAAACTCTGCTCGCGTCATCATATGCCGCTCAAAGATTCCTGTTGCATCATTAATGCCTGTTGCATAAGGGTCAGGGTAGATGTTAAACACCGAGCGATATTGAACTCGTGGCAACACTTCTTCTTCGATTGCCATTGCCCACTTTCCGCCTTGGTTGCGCCATTTCTGATTGGTGCGAATATCAACCGTTGCTCCTTTTATACAGCCGTCACCAAAAATAATCATCTCCATTAGCGCACGCTTCACTTCTCGGTCAGCAAACGACTCTTTTAACTGGTCATCAATAGCAGAAACCATTCTATCTGCTATTTCCTTAGCTTCATGACGCGATTCCGCTTCGATTTCTTCTACTCGCTCTTTGATTAAATCGTTAATGTCGCGGTTTTCTGACTGTAGAATTTCTGGGTTAAGCTGACCAGAGTTTAAAAGTTCTGTTACTTCTAGCGTCGCTTGATTCTTAGCACCTTGAAATTTTGGCGTGTCTGGGTTTGGCGATGGTTGGCAATCCCAATATAGTTGCCCTGGTTGAAATAAAAGCTCAGTAATACGAGAATAAGCAGCCGTTACCTTCATTCGCGTCAAGCCAACAAAGATTTTACTTAACCCCTCACGGCTAGGGTCATTGATAACGGCTAGTTCTTCTTGCGTGTATTGACCATTGAACGCTCGCAAACTGTCCAGCCATTCCATTTCTTTTAATTGACGCGCTTGCTTCCATAGCTCAAAGCGTCCACGCAATGTGCCGCCCAATGAATCTACTTGAATGACTGGTTGTTCTGTTTGTTGTTCCATATATTTTCCTTTACTTAGTAACCTGTCGAAGTTGTTTTAATCTGTTGGTGCGTTACGATTGAGCCTCGCGGCATTCGTCGTTGCATCTCTAGCGCAATGGCGTAAGACATAATGCGGTCATCATGTTCACCATCAGAAGCGTTATAACTGCCGTTTTCATTGATGACGTACTGTCTCATTTCATCGATATGCTTAATGCTTGCTAATCCAGATTCACCGTCACGCAGCAATGAGGCGAGATTGTCGATAATAAAAGGCTTTGATTTGCTTGTTGTAAGCCAGCCAAAGCGTACCGTTTGATCTCCCTCCGCCCTGCTTTCGATATTCTCTTGCGCGTAAAGGTTCTGATAACCTAGATCACGCAGCCTAGTTAGTGTTGTTAAGCCGTGATTGTTGCGCTCGACACCAACAAAAGCCCTGTTGTACATCTTGCCTAACTTTGCAATGACACCGCCTGCCAAGTCAGGGGCAATATGACCATACCAATTGGCAACCTGATTACCAAATTCATCAAGAACGTCAACGCTGGTAAAGTCACCATGAATCAATCCCTCGGCAATATCAGCACCGATTGCATAGCGTTTACTTGCTTTGGGCATCTGCCATATCTTCAAAGCACCATCAACACGAGATACAAAGCCTGTTTCAAGTATGTCGCCTGTTTTTTCAGGGGCATAGCAATTCAACTCAGCTTCATTAAGCCATGCAGTTTTGAAAGCACCACGACCTGCTAAAGAGTAGCCACCTTCCCACACATGACGATATTCTTCTTCGTCCATGCGTAACTTGTCGTTTTTGCGCTCATTGTTGAGCACTGTTGGAAACCAAGGGTTGTCACGGTAATTCATTTCAACAATCATTGAATTGTGCGGCTTACTTTTTTTGAATCGTAAATCTGTTGGCGAACCCGATCTACCTGGATTCCAAATAACCCAAACTTCAGACTTGGGCGCACGAATTGTTGGCAGTAACGCTTTCCAGCTGTCCTCTGGCACGGTTTCAGCTTCTTCTACAATGCACAGGTCAATTTGTGCCAGCGATTTAATTGAGCTTGAGTTGTGGCGCAATCCCTTAAAGATGAACTCTGTACCGTTATCGCAGCGAAGATAATCAACACCAACGTCATAAAGTGCCTCTAACCAAGGCTCACTAGCAATGGCGTTTTTTAATTCTGCGTGAAAGGACTCCTTGATTGAGTTCTGTAGTTCACGAGCACACAAAATGCGTAGCGGTTCAGCAGCTCCCCATATTGCAGCCATTTTTGCAAAGGTAAGCGACTTGCCAGAGCCACGACCGCCAAAAGAGCCGCGATAACGCAACTCACCACGTTCAGGTGCAAACACTGGTATCAGCTTTGGCGGAAGCTCTAACTCATAATCAATCATCGTGATTTGGTATCACTTTTGGGGCAACGATACGAATACGAGAAGGCGTTTGTGATTCGTTGTTATTGTTGATTTGTATAGCACTATCAACCGTTGTCTTAAACCGCCCGTCGTAGATATTTTTGTGGGTTGCCGATAGCTTCTGTAACTCACCAGCATCGTAACAATCTCTCGCCAACTCAGCAGCTCTATCGAGTAGTAGCATCCCGATATTATCAGCTTTAACTTTGTCGCTTGCGTGTCTGTCGATTTCTGAATTAACAATCGAAGTTACAAGATTGTAACTTTCTGTAACTTTTGTAACTTTGCTACGTGCGTCAATTGCGCCATCGATTAAATTAGCGTCTAGCTTTTGCCATTTTTCAGCCTTTGCACGCCTTGAAATAGCAACGTGACTCACGCCGAACTCTTCTCCAATATCCTCAAGCGTCCGCTTCCCAACGCAATACACAGCCTTAACCTCTTCCCATTTTTCAGGTGTTAATCGTGCCATTAGTATTCATCTCTCATCATAATATTGATCCCTTCGGTCAAGGCTAAGTGTGCAGTCGTTTTGACTGCATGATAGCGTTCTAACCAGTCGCCTGTTAGTGCGGTATTACTGTTCATATCAACAAGCGAATCAGCTACCTCTGATAGCATTTGCTGCAAGTCTGCCATATTCATAAGGTCATTCCTATTTAACTGCCACGAGTCTATGATGTGATACGCAAGGTGTACAATCGCAATAATCGCAAGTCCACGATCAAACTCACCAATCGGGCTAAAGTGATAGATGACAATATCCCTGACATGCTTGTTCTTGATTTTAAGAATCAACTCATCTGCAGATTCACTATCATCAAATGACTTTGACCGCTGCTCTAGTTTAGATACAGGAACAGGAGAATGCTCAAACGCAGATATGACATGAGCGAATGACGGCATCACTTACCACCACTGGTTTTATCTGGTTGTGCTGGCTCGTCCCAGTCGTCGAGTCTGTCTTGGTCATTCTTGCTTAGGCTTTCGAGCCAATCTTCCATTTCCATTACTTTCTACCTGCCGATAAATACCCATGAAAAAATGCGTCACGGGTGTTGACGCTCATGCCGTTAAACTTAACAATGAAGCGTTCATACGCGCTTCTCATCTCAGTAGTTGGCATGTTGCCCATTTCTGCATTTTCGACTGCCAGAACGCGCTTGACGGCTCTTTCAATAGCATCTAATGACGCGCTATGCCCTTTGTTTATTTCTTCGTAAATTTCTACGGATATGCTTCTCATAATTTATTTACTTCCACTGTTACACCACCATTGATTACTGGGTTACCGTACTCAGCAACAATGCGTTTAATCTGAGCGTCGTTGTCGTATGCGACGCCCTGCAAAGCATCCAGAGTTACTTTCAAGCAGTTATCCAAATCCATTACGGTTTTACTTGCCACGCCTTTAGCTGTGAGCTTA